TGAAAGATGTGCTGCCGTCAACGCATGAATATATCGTCCCGCCATTGAGCGAAGAAGAAAAGAAAGCAGAAGTCAATAAACGATTGATGTCTTTCTTGAAAACTAGACCGGGTGCGGAGGATTTTTTGAAAGAGTGAAATGGTCTATGTCCCACAGAAGCTTACCTTTGAACTAGAAGGTTTTGCCGAGTTTGAGCAGCAGCTTAAAGAAATAGCTGACGGCTTCCGTGGTGATTTAGTAGCCCGTAATACCCTTGTTCCTGCCGCCAAGATAGCGATGGAGTCAGTCTATAACTCCGCAGTCTCTAGAGCGCCTGTAGGCGATAAACCTAGGGATGATAAAAACCCTTTTCACATGCGAGACACCATTCGGTTGGATGCCCGTATCCCTAACGAAAAGGACAAGAGAAGCGAATATGTCAATGAAACAGATGCAGCCATTGCTGTAGTTTCTGTGAAGAAAAGTGCTGTGTCACTTGCTCAAGAATTTAGTACCGCACATACTCCCGCACATCCCTTTATGCGTATATCTTTAGAGCAAAACTCAGGAACAGTATTAGACGCTTTAAAATCACAATTAGCTGGTCGGATACCAGATTACGCAGCAAAGCTGGCTAGAAGGAAAAAATAATGGCTTCTCAAAATATTGCTAGATTGGGCGTTGTCCTTGGATTGGACACTGCGGAATTTACAGCTTCTATTGATAAAGCAATTTCAGAAAATGCCAAGCTGAAAAATGCCATTCGCAGAGATACGAATGCTGCGGCTGGTGAGCTTATGAATTTGAAGCATGCCACAGATGATTATGGTAAATCACTTACCAGAGTCCAACTGATGGAGCGTGAGACAACTTCTGGTCGCTTTATGAACGCGACTAAGGACATGAAGAACAGGCTTTTAGAACAAGCCAAAGCTTATGATGCCATAGCAAGTTCGGCAACAAAAGCTACTGCTGCTGAATTCAAAATGAATGCCCAGCAGAAGATGGGTTTGACATACCAAACAACCGACCTTGTTACTTCTCTTGCTGCCGGACAAAACCCATTTATTGTTCTGTTACAACAGGGTGGTCAGTTAAAAGACCAAATGGGTGGCCTTGGCAATATGTTTAAAGCCATTGGCACTATCCTGACTCCGATGCGATTGGCTATTGGTGGTGTTAGTGCTGCCTTTGGTGTATTTGCTTATGCAATGTATGAAGCCAATGAGGAAATGAAAAAGTTCCGCAATGACATGTCTTTAACAGGTCAGTTTGCGGGTATTGCTTATGATGAATTTATAAAGCTTGGTGATGGCATAAGCCAAATGGCAAATGTCTCTATTGGACAAGCTAGGGATGCACTTGGAACATTGGTTAGTTCTGGTCAATTTACAAGACAGTCATTAGATGCCGTCAGTAAAGCTGTTTTGCAATTTGGAAAGCTTTCTGGTTTAAGTGCATCAGAAGCGGCAAATAAATTAATCCCTTCTTTGGATGGAACAGCTTCTTCTGCTAGACGATTAAACGATACATATCATTTCTTATCATTTGAGCAATATAAACAAATTGAATTGCTTGAAAAACAAGGTAAGCAACAAGAAGCTATTCGTTTAACTGCTGACTTGTTATCTCAAAGTTTTGCCAAAACAACTAGGGACCTTGGAACTTTAGAAACTGCTTGGAAAAATATTACACATTGGGCCTCTAGCGCATGGGATGCAATGCTAGGTTTTGGTCGTGATTCTGGTGTAGATAGAGCTATAGTTTTGCAAGAGAAAATTAATAAGATGACGACATGGCTTGAAGTTAGAGCCAGAGATTTTCCTAATGCTGATTTATCTTCTCAAAGAAAAATGCTTGAAGGAATGAAGGCTGAACTTGCCGGCATTACTGAAAGAGTTGGCTCTGAAATGGATAAGGCTGATAAAGCTTCCAAAATGGCTGAAGAGGCATCAAAGAAGATTAAAGATGATGTTGAAAATGCCAGCACTAGAGTTCAAAAGAAAAGTGAATTAGCCAAAGCTACAGCAGAAGCAGAATATGCTATTGCTGTTAGAAGTGCCAATGAGATTGAAAAAGCAAATCTTGAAATAGCCAAGAAAAATGCAGAAGCTTATGCAGAAATGCGTGAGAAGAATGAAAAAGAGTTTGGCAAGTTTGCCACACAGAATCAAGCTATCTATCAGCAAAAAGCTATTCAAATTGCAGAAGAAGGTGCTGGCAAAATTATTGAAATTAATTCAAAAGCCAGAGCCGCTGAAATTGCTGCACAGAATGCTGAAGAGCAAAGATTAAAGGACATGAATGATGACTTTATTAAAATGCAAGCAACAGCTAGACAAACTGCTTTAGATAAAACAGAGTCTTTACAAATAGATAAAGAAGATTTGATGCTAAGAAATCAAATGCTTTATGCCACAGAAAAAGAAATTAAGCTTGCGGAAATTACAAGAAAATATGAAAAAGAAAGAAAGAAGCCGCTTGCTGATGAAGAACAACTAAGACAACAAGAAAATATTGAAAAGTTTAATGTCGAACTACAAGACACAATGAAAAAGACTTCCGAAGTGTTTGATAGTGTATGGAGCAATATGGGTTCTGCTATTGATAACTTTGTTAAGACCGGCAAATTGTCCATGAAAGACTTTGCTCGTAGCGTTATTCAAGACTTGATTGCCATTCAAATGAAAGCGCAAGCGGTTGCCATTTTGAGAATGATGTTTGGTCTTGGAAGTGCCTACGGTAGTGTTTTAGGTTCATCAGTTCCATTTAGTGCGCCTGTTGGTGAGTTTGCAAGTGGTGGACAACCTCCTGTTGGAATGCCAAGCTTGGTCGGGGAAAAAGGCCCTGAACTTTTTATTCCCCATACAGCGGGAACTATCATTCCAAATAACCAATTAGGCAGTATGGGTAGCACTACCAATGTCACCAACAATTACATTAACGCTATTGATACCAAATCGTTTGAGGACCGCTTGCTTGGCAGTTCTAATGCAATTTGGGCTGCAAATCAATATGCCGGTAAATCTTTAGCAGTTAACAGGGGCCGCGCATGAGCTTCCAAACCATCTTTAACATTCAGCAATCCATGACGGTGAACAACCGCCGTATGGTTGGACAACAGGTAGCTAGGTCCGGCTACATTACTGTGGCGCAATACCTAACTGCTGTGCCTTGGGTGTTTACCATTACGCCTCACAATTATTTGTACTATCCGCAAGTTAGAGACATTATTCAAGCTATTGATAACAAAGATAGACAACTGCCTGAGACTATTACTTTTAATAGCACAAACCTGTCTTGGTTTACCGCCATCCGTTGTTACTGTTGTTTCACTAGCTTGTGTTTGAGTCATTGGTGGCTTACCAAAGTCAAAGTATGTATTTGTAATTTGAGCAACACGGTTCATTGATGTGTCGCCAGAATAAATAAACTGCCAGTTGCTTTGATTGGTTTTAACGCCAGACAATCTGTTTTCCAAAACCCTTCTCATTGATGAACAAGCAATAGAGCATGTTGCTATGCGAGTTCTCAACTGGGAATTAAAGTCTTCTGTGATTGAAACGCTGCTGATAATTCCTTGGTAGCGTTTAAAGAACTGGGTGGTAGGTGTGGTTATGATTTGATTGTTGGAGTCTAGGAAGCCCCTCCAAACCTCTACCAGCGACCCTTTAATCTGGTTGCCTAGGATGATGCCAATGTTAGTTGGGTCAATGCCTGTCAACTGAATGGTCATGTCATCAGAAGTCGCTTTGATGTCTCTCTGGACATCACCAACATTAAGCAAAGCACCAAGATTTGAGAATGTAATGCCGCTAACCGTAACAGGCGCAGCAGCATTACAAAATGTGTAGACAGTTGCAGCAGTTCCAACAGTTAGCCGGACAAACTCTGCATGGTTAATTTGTGAGCCAGTGACTGCATTAATAGTTGTCATGTAATGTATTCCCGGAAGACGAATGGCGCATCCCACTGAACAAACGCACCGCTTGTCATTGGGTTCAAGGTATATGTTGGGCAAGCTTCTGCCACAACAGTAAATGTACAGGCATTACCCATGTAAACAGTTGTACCAGAAGATGGGGTTCCAATTAAAGGACGATTGATGCCTACAGAAGAGCCAGCAGAATCTGCCGTAATTTTGTAGGTGTAGCCATTAATCATAATGAAGTCGCCAGCTTTAAATGTTCCGTTAGAGGTCAAAGCAAGCGTCTGAGTATTGGCAGTAGGCGTACCATTCAAAGTGGCAGCAGTAGCCGTTCCTCGCATAACAGTAAACCAAGACAGATTTGTACTGTTAAAAGTAATAGTCTCAGGCAATTGTCTATCTTTGTTATCGATAGCTTGAATGATGTCTCTAACCTGTGGATAGTACAAGTAATTGTGAGGCTGAACAGTAAACACCCAAGGCACAGCCGTTAGATATTGCGCCACAGTAATGTAGCCAGACCTAGCTACCTGTTGTCCAACCATTCTTCGGTTATTCACCGTCATGGATTGCTGTATTTCAAAGATGGTTTGGAAGCTCATGCGCGACCCCTGTTAACTGCCAGTGATTTGCCGGCATATTGATTTGCAGCCCAAATGGCATTAGAACTACCAAGTAAGCGGTCCTCAAATGATTTGGTATCAATTGCATTAATGTAATTATTGGTAACATTTGTAGTACCGCCCATATCTTGCAATTTATTGTTTGGAATGATAGTACCTGATGTGCGAGGTATAAAAAGTTCAGGACCTTTTTCGCCCACCAGACTTGGCATGCCAACAGGAGGTTCTCCACCACTTGCAAATTCACCCACAGGTGCGCTAAATGGAACTGATGAAGTTGCAACGCTACCATAGGCAAATAGAATTCTCAGCAATGACAATGCTTGAGCTTTCATTTGAATAGCAATCAAGTCTTGAATAACACTACGGGCAAAATCTTTCATAGACATTTTGCCAGTTTTGACAAATGTATCTATTGCAGAAGACATGTTTTCCCAAACCGCAGTTTGAACATTCTTGATGTTCTTAAAGCTATCTGCAAGCTCTACAGTTTGTTTTTTGGCGTTAGCTGTTTCTGTTGCAAGTCTTACAGCTTCATCAACATCACCTGTCTTTTGGTTTTCCTTATTCATGCGAATAATAGCAATGTCACGCTCTAATTGAAGTTCAATCTCTTTTAACTTAATTTGCTTTTCACTCATCCCAAAAGACTCAATTTCAAATCGCAATTTGTTTTGTGCAAGCTTTTCGTTTTCTTTAGCAGTTTCATTTGCATAATAATTTTTGTTTATATACGCAATTTGAGCATCATCTATTTTCTTCTGCTCTGCTTCTTTAGCACGAAGTTCACGAATTGTTTCATCAAGTTCAGCATTAAATTGCTTTTTGCGGAATACTTGTCTAGCTTGTTCTGCATCTTCTAATGCTGAATTAACTAAAGCAGTACGCTCCCTTAAATACTCAGCCTCATATCTATATTGAGTCTCAAAATTCTTTTTGGCTTGGTCTTGAACAATGTGAGAAAGCTTTTTCTGAAGGTCAAGCTCAATTTTTAATGCATCATCTGCTTTTGTATAAGCAGACTCATAAGCCGCATCAACTTCAGCTTTTAATGCGGAATCACTTGCAGCCTTACGCTGTTTAGTAACCAAATCATTAATCTGCTGATTCTTCTCTGTCTCAATCTTTGTAAGCTCAAGTGATTGGTTAACAGCATTCTCTTTGGCAAACTGTCTTTTTTCTTCTTCACTCTTTGCATCATATTTTGCAATGACATCTAGCTTTTTTCGTTCAGCATCTAAAGTAATCTTTAGTACTTCATTGTTACTGTCAACAGAAGTGTTGTATCTAATATCTGCAATTAATTTAGCTTGTTCTTGAGCAAGTTGTTTGGCCTTTGCCATTCCACCAGCACCAGCATACTCATCAATACCTTGCTTGTCAGTGGCATTTCT